GGATATTATTCAAAAAGACCGTCAAAATATAAACGTTATTTTATCAGATACAGAGTTGATACTGAATGATTTTTATTTGTACTTTTACGATGGAGTAGATTTGAGTATTGACGTAATAAGCCCAATGAACACAACACCATTAAACAACTTTGATTTGGATTATTGTGCTGGTTGGGTTATTACTATGACATTTGAAATTGCAAATCTACCAGAGTGTGTTATACCAATTGAAATTCCTAATTAATGGCAACATTTAAAGTAAAATATTCAACACGTAATAAATTGGCTAAGTCTTTACAGAAAGAAATTAGAGATTTGGGATTAATTGATTTTGGTACGTTATACGATTCAATTCGTATATCTGCAATGACTGGAGACGAACTAAATAAAATTAACGTCACTATCAATGCAATGTTTTACTATTTGTTTTTAGATGAGGGTACAAGTAGAGGAATTGAACCATATTCAATAACTGATAAATGGTTAAAACGTGGAGACGTTAAAGATATACTTGCAGAGGTTACTCAGGATTACATAGCTTGGCAGTTTCAAAACTACCCTTTATTAGATATGGCTAAGATTCTAAATAACCCAATTGTATCAATTAAATTTAATTGGATTGACTCTCCCTATCCAAACTTACCAACCGCACCGACAACTGCATTCTTTTAAAGTTGCAAGTCAGTCTTCATTGATAGCATATTAAATGCAAATATCAAATTCATTTTAAGGACATCGTCAATTCTGGTTATGTCCTCATTTGCTAAGACGTAAAGCGTTTTTTCCCACGACCATTTGTTTAGATTGTCTTCTTTCTTAACTTCTTCTGCTTCTTCATCTGTCAAATCGTCTTCGATTTCATCGGTTGCTGGTTCTTGAAATAGATTTATATACGATTCCATAAAATTATCTCTAAACAAAATGTAATCTTTTAAGATACCATAAACATCTGAGCAAGGTATTTCATTGAATAGTTGTTTACGTTCGTTTAAATCGTATGTATATGGCTCATAAACTACGTTATTCCATTCGTCAAGTTTAGACTTTCTATAAAGCACCCCGCAAATTTCGGTTAGATGCGTGTAATAGTTGTTAGTAAAGTAATATTCTAAGTCTATAAACTCTCCAACTTTCAAATGTTGCAATCCTATGTAGTGTAAATCGGATATATTCCGATTAATGGGCTTATTTGGTTCACGATTAATCCAATTTAACTGCAATAAGATAGCAGTCATCTCATCAAAGTCTAAGTCTTCAATCTCGTTTATGTCAGTATCGGTAATAATAGAAAGCATCTCAAGGTTATAATCAAACACAGAATCAAAAGAACTCGCATCAAGTCCTTTTAATTCTGCATATTGACTAACTGAAATGTTACTCCACGATTTCGGTAGGTGCATTTTCAATTCTGTTAGATAATTTTAAACCAATAAATGTAGCGTATGGAATAGCAAGTTCAGCAGACAAAGAACTAAACAACTTTGCTTTCTGTTTGATATGTGCGTCTGTATAATGTTCTACTTTAGTTAAGTCATTACGCTTAAACAACACCGACATCAAATAGCTAATGTAATTGTGTGGATTATTAGACACTTGCTTTTCAATCATTTTCATCTCACGTACTGAAATCTTCAACTCGTCTTCGTGCGAAGTGTAAGTATATCCATCTAATTCAATTGATTTACAAAACTCACTTGACGGCTTTACTTTAGTATCTGAAAATATACCGATATATTTTACAAATTCTGTAAAGTCCAAATCGTAAACTTCTGACTCTGGCACACCCAAATAAATTAAAAGGTTTGCCCATCGTTCAAATTTTTCTACATCCTCATCATTTAAAATGCGAGAAACATTCTCGAACTCCTCAATTGTAAATTCATTGATTTCATTCTTAACATCAAATTCTTTAATTTTTACCATAACGTTTTTTTAGCAAATATACAAATTTTTAAACACTTTATAATAAATGTACAATATTAATTGTATGAAAGAGAATTTACCAATTTATAAAATAACTATCGACCCTGAATATTCAGAGGGTAACGAGTTAGGAATTGAGCAAGTTGCTTTCACTTCAAAACCAGCCGTTAAAATTAAAGGAATGGCATTTAACTCAAACCAAGTATTTCATTTTGCAGATGAGCCGAAAATGAGAATTGTTGCACCAGCAATGATTCCTATGGAGATTTATAGAAATGACGATGGCGAGGAGTACTTTGTTGAATTTACAGAACAAGAAATTGAGAATATCTTTTCTGACTTTATGTTAAATTTAAACAACAAAAATCTTTTCAATTTAGAACACGATAAAAGCCAAGATGTACCAGCGTACATTTTAGAAGCGTGGATAGTAGAAAATCCAATGGAAGATAAGTCTTTGTCTTCGTATGGAATTAGCGTACCAAAAGGAACGTTAATGTTGACTGCTCAAATTACTGACAAAGCGTATTACACTAAGTTAGTTGAAAGCGGACAAGTTGGATTCTCGATTGAGGGGTTTTTAGGTATGAAGTTGAAAGATACAAAATTGCAATCACAAAACAAATATAGTATGAATCTACCAGACGGAGAGCATCAAATTGAAGACAAAATCTATGTTGTAAAAGACGGAGAAGTTGTTGAGATTAAAGATGTAGAAATGGCAGAAGAAGTTGTTGAGTCAACTGATGAGCCAGTCGAAGAAGAAGTAGCTTTAGAAGAAGTTGTAGAAGAAGAAGTAATTGAGGAAGAAGTTGCAATGGCAATCGACCCAGCTATGGACACAGAAGCAATCACATCTATTGTTATGCCTTTAATTGACGAAAAAATTAACGAAGTTCTGCAATTAATCGCAGAATTAAAAAATTCTTTAGAAGTTGAAGTTGAGCCAACAGAAGAAGTAATTGCTACTAAATTAACTGCTCAACAAAATTTTACTGCGTACAGACACGCATTTACAAACAAATAATAAAATGGAAAGAAATCTTAAATTTGACTTGGACATCGAAACAAACGCATTGTTATGTCCTAATCCTAATGAGTTCTATGGTCGTTCTTACATCGCTGAGGACATCGTAGATAACTATCGTACATTGCCAGGAATTAAAAGTGCTACAAAATTAGCATCTGTTACTTTCGGTAATATCTTACAAGCATCAAATTGTAACTTTACAGCTCCATCTGATTCTTTAGATGCAGTTGATATTGACGTTTGTGCTTTATCTGCAATGGCTCAATTATGCCAGTTTGACTTAGAGCAATCATTTTTAGCTTTACAAATGGCACAAGGTTCTAACGGAGATTTCACGGTTGCATCTTTTATGTCTTACTATTGGAATGAAATGGCTATGCAAATTGCAGAATCAGTTGAGTACATTCGTTGGCAAGGTGACACAACAAGTGGAAATGAAACTCTTGCTTTGTGTGATGGTTACATCAAAAAATTATTAGCTGATGGTGGAGTTGTTGACGTTGCAAATGTTGCTATTACATCTGCAAATGTAATTACAGAAATCGTTAGAGTATTGAACGCTGCACCAGCAACAATCAGCCGTAAAAAAGCAGACTTAAGATTGTATGTTGCATCTAACATTGCTAACGCTTTAGAACTTGCTTCTGCATCTGGTAACACTCAAACATACATCACAACTCCTTTAGCTTTAACATTCTTAGGAATTAAAGTTGTAGTTGCTGAAGGTATGCCAAACGACCACATGGTATTGACTTTGAAATCTAACTTAATCTACGCATTTGACGGAGAGGGAGATGGAAAAGCATTGAAAGCAGTTAACTTGAATGACACGGTTGCTGAGCCTTACTTACGTACACGTGCGAATTTGAAAGTTGGTTTTGCTTATGTTAACCCAACAGAAATCGTCCTTTACTCATAAGAATTAATTACTAACTAAAGAGGGTGGTGCAATATACACCACCCTTTTTTTATACACAAAAAATATGGCTTGTACAACACTTACATCAATAACAAAAGGATGCGATGCTAACATCGGTGGAATTACTCAAGTATTAATTAATGACCAAGCAAACATCGCTACTATTACAGAAACAGATGCGACTTGGACAATTGATGCAATGACTACTACTGGTTCTGGTTTCTTCCCTTTTGAAATCCGTAGAAACTCAGGTA